GAGCGTGGTTCTCAATCGTTTCAATCTTCTCTTTATCCTGCTGATTTGTCAAATATAGATGGACCATTCCCGCATTTTCCCACCAGATATGATACGTAAATTGTATCTGTTGGTAGGTGCGCTCGATAAAATTCTTGAGCCAGGGCGACCGACCGCGTAGAAGCATATTTCCTGAGTTAAGATTGCCTACGACGTCCTTCGTCCATAGCAAGTCTTTGTTTGACGGAAGAAGAGGCACAATATTGTGTGTGATAGAAAAATCGGGATTTGTAATAATTACATCCGCGTCGGACCAAAATATGTAATCATACTCGTCAATATATTTTAATATATAGCGAAGTTTGGACCACGGAATCGGTCGTGTGCGGTCCCAAAACTCCTTGCCGCCAATATGAAGATCGTATCCGTGCTTTGCGGCATACTCACGTTTGGTTTGGAGACCTGGCTCCATTGCCTTCGTATAATCAGCACCGATAACCATTGTCAGAATTGCGATCTTTGGTATGGTTTCTTTGGTTTGTTGTGTCGTCATTTCGCAAAAAATTGAAACGTCACGTACGACTCTAAACATGTCACACGCCATGTCCTTAAATCAGTCTGTCGTAAGTGTTCCGTCTGTAGCCAATAGTAAATACGTAAAGAATGAAGCCGGTAACTACGTGTGTCCGCATAATGGTTGTGGAAAAATCACCACAAAACAAAATACTATGTATTATCATATTATGAAAAATCATAGTACAAATCTACCATTTCAGTGTAATCGATGCGCAAATACTCCACAGTTCCTACAACGTTCTGGTTATATGAATCATTTAGCAACACGCCACGCCGATGACCCTAAACTTACCGACAAGGAAAAGGAGCTACTAGGTACTAGCGAAAATCCTGCGGCAGCGGTTTCCTTTAAGTGCCCTTCAGCGGGCTGTACACAAACGTCCCATGTAAAATCAAATATGTTAATTCATTATGCGCGAACCCACGCAAAAGAGTGGATCCCCCCATATATTCGTGGAGAGGCGTGTAAGCGGTGCCATCAGCCCTACGCATCGTCATCCGCTTATTTATATCATACCATTGCGTGCTTTCGCGAAGTAGCACCTGCCGATCAATTAAAGATCATCTCGCGAATTAGGTAAAGCCCGTGGTAACCAATAGCAGCAAATCCTAATAGTAATACCATCTCAAAATACCGGCGGCTAGCATCTTTTTTCAAGTATCCTAAGATTAATAGCAATGGGGCTACAAGTAGGATATGAATCCAGTTAACCCACGCGCTCTGACCGTCCTTGAGTTTGAGATACGCTTTGTAGGAATGATAAAATAGGACAACAAGACCTAAGAGACCTAGAGCGGTAAATACGCTATCTGGAGTATTTTCACGCTGAAGTCCAACATAGAGAAAAAGGGGTCCAACGGCAAGAAGGTGAAATAGGTGTCGCGGTAAATCTGGTAGGGCGGACGACATGACTCTAAAAAGTGATAGGGATTTCTTTTCTATTGAAGAAGATAAATGGGACTCTCTTTATTCTGCGATGGCTCTGCGCGAAACAATGGTAGGATTGGAGCGAAAGCGGGCTTTGGCGTTCATATTTGTGATGGTAGTTCTATTATTTATCAACACTCTGCAGTAGTTCCGGGACACGAGCCGCAAACAAATCAGCGCGCTGAGCTGCGGGCACTTGAGTATGTAGTTCGGTATATTGCGGATGGGAAGCATATTGGGGCAACAATTTATACTGATTCTAAGTATAGCATTGATGTGCTTTTGAAATGGTGCGAAGGGTGGGAACGGAAAGGATGGCGAAAGGCGGACGGAAAGCCCGTACTACACCAGGATATTATTCAACCGATGTGGATTGTATGGAAAAGTATTCGTTTAGTGACCTCTATGGTCCATGTGCCGGCTCATACCAGTGGGGTTGACTTTGCTTCGCGAGGCAATGCGGAAGCGGACCGACTTGCTACGGCGGCAACCACATAATTTAAGTTTACAATATAGAATGAAAACCCAGGTGCTATTATTATGGATATTGGTTATAGGATTCATTGGATTCTTTTTTTATCGTATGTTTAGCCTGAATGGTCCTGCACGTATTGATGATATTTGGGTGATTAATCTAGACCGTGCGCCTGACCGATGGGAGCATATGCGAAAGAGCACCGCACAGTTTGGAGATATGGTCCACCGTTTTCCTGCAATGGATGGAAAGACAATTACCGATCGCGAGCAGGTTCGTGATGAAGGCGTCGGTCTCTATTTTACACGGGTAGCCGGCAAAGATAAGGAACTTGTCAATAAGGGGGTCGTAGGATGCTGGCTGTCTCACAAACGGCTTCTACAACATTTAGCAGCGCAAGAGAGGGCAAATGGCTACGGTCATCTTATATTAGAAGACGACGCGCACGTTCCTAAAGACTTTTTATCTGGAAATGATACCTGGTCGAAAATATCAAAATATATTCCCGCCGATTGGGATATGGTCTATTTAGGAATGGGCGGAGAGATTGAAAGTGTTCCAGTTGCGGATGGTCTTGTACGACTAGTGCCCGGCAGAAATCAATATGGCACCCACGCATATCTAGTGAAGCATGGCTCTATTAAAACCAAACTTCTACCTGCTTTACGTTTTATGACCGACGCAATCGATAATCAGTATAACTCATTGTTTCATGATATGAATGTATATTGTGTGAATCCAAATATTATTGTGCCCGATGAAGAAGTCAGCGCAAAATCCACTATATTGGCTATACATTAATGTTTGATTTTGCAGCAAGTTCGTCGTTATATCGCACTGTTGGAGGGTCACATATATAAATATTCCAATTGTCTGACATCATATCATAATGAACATCAATTTCATCCGTCATACGTTCGATACTCGGTAAAATCTTCGTTTTCAAGGCGCCGTGGCGCACAAGATACGCGTGCGCTCCCCAATTGCCCTTATTATATGTTGTTCTCATCTTCTTAATACCTGGGGCAACATCTTTGCCTATAATTGGCTTTTTAATTCCTAAAAAGACCATATCCCAATCAGCGGGAATATGTTTGGATACTTTCGACCAATTATCATTTCCTGTCATAAAATCAGTAGGAAACTCTGCGTCGTCCTCGCAAATAAGGTGTGCTGTATTTGTGTGGTGTGGTTGGTCTGCTAAATATGTAAGAAGCCGCTTATGCGAAATCCAACAACCAATGGCGCCTACATTTGCCGACGTAATTTTATCAGTCTTACCATCTTTATCAAAATCACGCGACAAACTCACAACGTATCCTACTCCGTACTTCTGGGCTTGGTCGCGCGTAAGATCTTTGCCATACGTCGCCGACCACCGATGTACTATATTTTTTAGATGCTGAGTTTTTGACTGTATATTTTGCCATCGTTCTGTATCTTTATCTAGATTAATCACCCAAATATCGTAAATTTTAGGCGCCATCAATGTAGACCAGTTCATACATACTACTATACTTGTGACTGATAGTACAAGCGCAATCAAAAATAATCCTATGACTTTCATAGACTTATTTTTCGCCATTCTTATATTGGATTAGGATTATTTTAGCAGGGTCTTAAGATAGTCTACTGATTCTAACGCCCCTTCCATCCAGGTCTGTGTTAAACTTACAGATTCCCCAGTTAGATATAGATTTGGCTCAGGATTATGGGCATGTTTTGATGCTTCTTTTGGGTCGTAATCTCCAGGTAGCCAATACGTACAACCATTCGTCCAATCGTGTTTTTTTAAGTAGGTTGTCTTAGGTATTGTTTTATCGGGAAAGAGTTTCATAAGTTCTTGTTGAATCGTCGTCTCTAATTCATCTCCTTCAAGATTTCTCCAATATTTTGTATCATCTCCATCTGTATACGAAATCATAATAAGTCCCGTTTTCGGATTAATAGGAATAATATAACGCAAGGGACCCGTTGTAACAACTTTCTCCGTAATATCCAGTGGTGGTTGATAAATCGCATAAATACGCATAAGGGAGCCGGTTGCTAGTTGTTTCATCAGTGGCATAGTTTTGAGAATACTTAAACCACTATATCCACAGCGGCAGGTGGCAATAATCACTCTTGATGCTTTATAAACAAATGGTAATTTACGTTTGCCACGGAGTCCGGTAATTTCGAACAAATCAGGTGCGAGTCGCTGGATGTTGGTGACTTTGTGGCGGTTTTTGAGGGTCGCGCCGGCGCGTTCGGCGGCGTCGTGGAGTCGGGTTGTCAATGTATCAATGCCTTCTACGATTCCGTAATACTCGTCTGGGCTGGTTGTACCCATTGTATCTTTCGGGGCGAAAAGTGGCAGGGCAAGGTCGGCACGCAGAAGATTAAATTCGGACCAATACGGATAATACTCGAGAGTAGGGTATAGTTCTTTTGGAACAAGTTCTTTTACGGTATGTGTAGCAAGTACGTTATGGGGTAAGGATTGTAGAAGGTGTCGGATGGGTCCGAAAAGGTCGAGAAAGGGGTTTGGGTGCCCGTTAAAGGTGCTTTCGGTAGAGATAGGATAGGTGTGAAGTCCGAAACGTTTGACAAGGGCACCAACGTGTTTATGTGTGTGAAATATGCGACCGGCTCCGATTTCATACTGTATGTTTTTTGATTTGTCTCGATAAGTAAGTGCTCGACCACCCCAAGCAGTATATTGTTCCAACACGAGCACATTGTCGGATTTCTTGTTGGCAAGAAACTCGGCAATAGATAACCCAGCCAGACCACCCCCAATAATGATAGTCCGCCCCACATCCATTCACTTACTTATTCGAGAGATTCAATCCAGCGGCAAATATCCTCGGTATTGCTACTTTGGAGTTGGTCAAACACCTTCTTCGGCTTGAATGCCATAAAGGTGGGGAAACCTCGGACACCACAGAAACCGGCAGTGTAATCGTTGACGGTATGCTCGCACTTCCAGAGCGTAAGCCCCTTTGCGGTGGCGACCTTATCCACCTCTGCTAGATTAATATTTCGGCAATGCCCGCACCACTTAGCGGTAAAATATATAAGAAACATCTTATCAGACTTACGCATACCGTCCACAGCGGTAGTCGCCTGCCACAGTGTCTCAAAATCGTCCTGCTTATCTAACATCTTCATCCGTATTGTTTACTAATAATGTCATAAAATCCTTTTAGACCTCCTGCAAGCACGACGGCGGTAAGAACGCCCGCAATGGCGGGACCTGGACCGTAATCTTGACGGATGCCGCCGCCGCCGCCGCCGGTTTGCGCTGGTGCTGGTGCCGGTGTTGGTGCTGCTGGTGCCGGTGTTGGTGCTGCTGGTGCCGGTGTTGGTGCTGCTGGTTGTGTTTGTGAGACTGGAATACCTAAACCAACACTCGGGACCCCTGTTACTTCTTTAGGAAGTCCGTACTTCGCCATTCCAGGCATCGTAGGAGGATCAGGTAATTCAGGGGTCTTCATATGGAGCGCTGCCACCACCGCCGGTGACATCAAAGGCGCTATAATGTCTTTATACATTCCACTATATGATATCTGCGGTATAGATATGACTGGTAGATTATCAAAGAATCCTGGCAATGGATGGTCAGGGTCAACTAACCGATTCACTAAAAACTGTTTGCCATCAATTGGCGTCTTGAAGAATAAATTATACGGCAAAGGAGCAGAAATACCATTTTCTAATATGCTCTTTGTCATAAATAATGCGTGTACGGAATCCCAAACAACCCATATAAATCCAAAGAGGAATAGAAAAATATTAAAAACGCTGAGGAGTTTTGCTATACCTTGCCAGGTCTCACCCATATAAAATTTGTCCGCTCCCAAAAATCCGAAAAAGACCGCCAGGAATGCATAGAGAAGATATGACTTTTCTGCTACATATTTTTTAGGATATTCATCGGTTTTCGCAGATGTAAATACACCTCTACCAATACCGCACATCCAATCAAACGGCGTGGTGAGACCTTCTTCTCGTATCTTTCTACCATCGTACACAATCTGTATTAAATCCCAATAATGCCATAGTCCAAACGTACACGCATTAAGAAGTATTTTCATCATACCAGTATGAAAACTACGTAAATAAAAATGGTCCATGCCAAGTAATCCAAATAACACGGAAAGAATCACAAAGACAAAATAATTTCTATCCGCGTGTTTCCATGTATCAATATCGGATATATGGTGCGGCGTTTTTCCTCCACTATACGTTGTACCGTTGCCTGACGGCGAGAATGTAGGATCCGGTGGCGTAGGTGGTGCTGGTGGGACCGGTGGCGCTGGTGGGACCGGTGGCGCCGGTGGGAACGGTGGTGCCGGCAGACCAGTGGACGACATCTCTAAAGGTTTTTATCATAATTTATACAGTGAATAGAACGCCGCCCAAACCGGCAACAATACGCAGCACATTGTAATTCGTCGCATAGGTAGTAACGCCTGCTGGATACGATTTGACTTGTGGGTTCATTGTTAGCTGTAATACAATAGAATCAAGGCGACTGCCGTTACAAGTACCCATAGGTTGCTCTGCCTCCGGGGCTAAACTGAAAGAATATACATAAATGAAATCATTGGGAATGGCTGTATGACGTTGCCAAGGCTGCATTAGACGGAAATACTGCGCGGCTTGCTCCTCAAATCGGTCATAGCCGTCAAACTGTAGAAGTGCCTTAGCAATAATATCTAAGTTAGGAATACCAATCTCGTTCAACATACGACTACCGTAGTTAAACCACTCGTGTGCCTGGAGCATACGATCCTCATTCACAACCCATACCATTTCTTTAATCGGATTGTTAAAGACCAGGGGGACCGAAATACGAGTTGTATTCAGCGGAATACTATAACGCTTTTGTTGTTGTACCTGTTCTATTAGATACTCGTGGCGTGAGCTAACAAAGCGACGACGCTCTTCCGTATCTAAATAGATATAATCGCCCCACATTACCATATCCGTAATAACAACCGGCGTAGATGTTAATGTAGAAGGGCAATTGGGATTATTTGTCAGAACTGCGTTTTCTAAGCTGTTACTGAAGACCATATCGTTACCATTTTTGAGTTTTAAGTAAAAGCGTACCGGTGTCGCCTGGAGTGCAATAAGTGGTAATGCGAGACCTGGATTCTTACAAAACCAGAAGTCGAGTGGAACTATAAGATTTAATGGACCCGATTGCGACTGGTCGTTATAGACTTCCTGTGTTCCTGTCATAAAGTAAATACCATCTTTCTTTGACCCCGGTGTAGTTAACTGCGTCCAGAGATACATCCATTCACCATAATGACGATCCACCTCCTGCTGACCTATCCAAATACTAATGTAATCAATCATTGCGTAACCGACACCATTGACCCAACTGACTGAGTTTACAATCTGCGAATAATCCGTAGGCTGTTCGGTCACAACACCTTGAGGGTACGGTTGCGGTCCCGCCGGCGTGATTTGTGGTAGATTAATCTGTAAATACACCTGCGATAGGAGGTCTCCCGTTCGTGGAACCGTCACCGTAATAAGTTTACCAAAATCGACCGCCGAATCAAATGGGATACGCTGAGTCTCTATGCTGAAATTTGTATAGCGCCGATATACTTGTTTAAAAAATGTAGTCTGCGGATTACCGGAAAGATAGATGTCTTGACGTCCGGTGGCAACCAATTGGAGAAGTCCTCCTGAATTTGACATTGTACTCTTACTTTATAACTTGTTTTTAGATGCTGCGTATTCATACGGCAGGGAAAAATGCCTTATAACGGTAGGATGGCTTATGCTACGGGAGCAAATTTAAATTCGTTGCTGCTCCAGCAACTCAGTTTTCGAGCCGGTGGAAATGTACCCATTTCGTCATTATACACACTCTATGCCAACGGTCAAGGTCAGACGTATTGGTCCAATAGTGTAAATCCTACAGCACTCGCAGCATTGAGTACATCAGTAGGCGATGCTATTGTTAGTACATATGTTGATTTAAGTACATTAGTGAGTGATACCTATGGTAATGGTGTAGTACAAGAACTTAGTACTTTAGAGTATTATACCTATTCATCATTTAGCACTGTATTTTACTATCAAGATTTCTTATTGACACAATCGACTGGCTTAAATGCCGCGTTTTTGTCGACCGCAAATTCGTTTCAAGTCCAACTTAACTCGTATTATCAAAGTACGCTCAATGTATGTGTAAGTACAGTCAATAGTTTAGCAAATGTATCTTCTTATAATAGTGCCGTCAGTCAACTCTATTCATCTACACAGTTATGGCTTTCAACAATGAGTACAGGCATCGGTATTGGAATTAATTCTACAAATAATTATATTATAGATCTTCTAAATTATGGATTATATTCTACAGTACAATGGACGGCAGTACAGCTCTCCACTATTTCAACAAATATGGTATCTGTTGATACATTTAATACATTTAGCATGTCAATCAATAGTAATTTATTAAGCACATCAGATAGCTTTTTAGCCTCAATAAGTACAATTAATTATGTCTTATATGCGGACGATGGTCGCTTAACTACACTCGAAAATGATTTTAGATTATTATCGACAACGGGTACAGCAATTATAGCCAGTACTATTTTTTCAACAAATATTTATTCAGTCAATAGTACCATTATATCTTTATCAGGTGAGTTGACCTCTACACAATTATATTTATCGAATTTTTCTACAATTTATGAGTACGATATAAGTTGCCTTGTTGCGTCAACAAATGCAAATACACTTAATATTATTAGCCTTAGTACACAGTTGGCGGTTGTAACGACAAGTAGTATTCTTGAAGGTATCTATTCGTCATTTGTAGAATTAGAACAGTATACTGTCAATTTAATAAACAGTACAAATACTGCGTACGTATATTATCTATCAAGTGCCTTATCAACCCAAACGGCGGTCGTCGACGCAGTTGTTACATCTAGTATTTATAATGCCTTATATACATTATCTGGTGAAATATCAACGTCATTATCAACCTTATCAGGTCAGGTATCATCTGGATTATACACTTTATCGGGTGAAATATCAACAATTAGCGCAAATGCGAGTGCCATTGTGTCGACTATAAATTCGGTACAGGTTATACAATTAAATTCCAATAATTTCACCGCCTATTTAAATTTTTCACAAAATTATAATTTTGTAGTTCAAATCAATAATATTATAGATTTGCCAGGTAGTACCTTCCGTGTAACATTTAATCCAAATTCTCTTAACAGTGTAGCTTTACAGCAAGGAGTCATTTTGATTGACGTTAGTACTAATACGCAAGCATATACCCAAAATAATAATTTGCTCGCATTCGATTTCAACCAATGGGGAATTATTAACAATCCACAGTTTTCAAATTTTCCTATGCTCGCAGATAGTGCATATAAGATGGAATATATCTATAGTATTTATAATAGCAGTGTCTATACAAGTTTGACCAATATATGGCCTTACCAAAATACATATAACGCCCAAGTCGCTTCGGTTGACGATAATTCAGGACTTGACCCATTAAATGAACATATATATTCAACATTAACACCCCTCAACATCAGTTGGCAATACTATTTATTTAGTACATTTGTCAACGGATTTAATTCGTTTATTAATATTAATGTCTATATAAGCAGTGTTCTGGTCCAAACGTTCGGTCCTTATCCATACACCCAAAGCAATGCCGTAATTATTATGCCAGATGGAGGATATCCAGTTGGAACCGGTACTGTATCATCCGTCTTTGCGACGTATGTTGTAGGAGAACCTACAAATGCTTCTTATGCCTATGGTAACGCATATTATTAGATAAAAATAACACGTAGTTGTAAATGGGTTCGGCAATCTCTGCTATTGCTCCCCGCATCATCATTCCTGGATTTTTTATCGGTCAAAAAATTCACCAAGGGGGTGCATGGGATACTATTGCGGTGTCCTCGGCTTTTACAATCTTTTTTATTGTATCTGTCATTACCGCATTTTCAGCATCTCCTGCCCTTTCTATTATTCCTACTATTGCCTGTATTGCTTATTCACAAATGATGGCTCACCCCGAAGAGTCCGACCGTTGGCGGCATAGTGACTGGCTTCTAACAACCCCTCTAATACTTGCAGCACTTCTTTACGCAAATGATGTGTCTGCTGAGGTTATTTTACCGATGGTCGCCTGTGATATTTTGATGATTCTTGCCGGTTATCTTGGTACAAAGACAAAGAACCCATTGGAATCGAAAGGATATTTTGCCCTTGGTATGCTTGCGTTCCTACCTATTATAGGAATCCTATTACAGCAAACAAAAAATAAGAGTGCAGTTTATTTGACATTGGCGGTATGGTCATTATATCCTATTGTCTATTGGTTACAGGAGAATGCGTTGGTGGAAAAGAAGTATACAACCATTGCCTATGCGCTGATGGATGTGATTGCGAAAGTAGGCGTTGTTTACCTTATACATGTTTGAGGAGGGTTAAAGACGTCGCATTGTAAATAAATTAAGTTGACATATGGAGGCGCGTCACCCCCTGAATGGAAAACCTATTCGTATTCTACGCTTCGAATCACAGATTGGTTCGGATCGTAAGACCCTTCTATGGGCACGATCGTCGTTTGCGAAAAGTGAGCGCTGGAGGCGATGGCACTGCGTTGTTACTGAGCCTGAAGCAGTAGAGATTGTGGGTGCCGATGCGCTTGTGGCGATTCTATTAAATACCGATGCGAATTTGGATGCGTGGATGGATGTTTTGCCGTCTGTGCTTTCGAACAAATCAGAGTGTCTGCTACTTGCTCCAAATAGTGTTATTGACGCCCTTGATGCGCGTGGATTCCGTTGGGTCCACACATTGCCAATTGAAGAGCTACACGACAATTATCCTTACCTAGGCGAGCCGATTCGAGTTGCGGATTCGTCATCCGAAAAAATTATTATAGCTCTTGCGCACTTACTACGTATGAACGTTGTTGTATGGTCATCGGCGGTTGAACGGGATGCACTTGACCTTGGCACACGTATTATGTATGATGCCTGGGCGCGGGCGCTCAATGGGGCGCGGCTATCACAGATTCCCGTTGATGCAACCGATAGTGTCATTCCGCAAACCTGGCTCATTCAACAATATTTTCATCATCCAACACAACGTCGTGCGCGCGAGATTCGCCTATGTCTCAAGAAAAATATTGAGTGTCCTTGGATTGATAATATATTACTTCTCAACGAGGAAGAGTATAGCGATCTACCGGTTTCGCCCAAACTTACATCGGTTGTGATCGGCGCACGATTAACGTACTACGATGTGTTTAAGGCGATTCAGGAAAAGGTGCCGGCAGGCGCATTTGTTATTTTCGCAAACTCTGATATTTGGTTCAATGAGACGCTATCGTATTTATGGAAGATTTCTCTTGCCGAGAAAAGGCTCTTTTTAGCGCTTCTGCGGTGGGAGGACAAGGGGGTGGGCGCGGGTAAAGAGCCTTATATCTTTGGACCGCGTGCGGATTCACAAGATACGTGGATTTTGGCACGTGATTCCATGGATTTTACACCGACGCAAGAAGAATTCGGCTTTCCATTCGGTCAATCTGGTTGCGATAATACAATTACGATTGTCATGCTAAAACATAAATTTCTTGTAGTCAATCCTGCCTATTCGATTAAAACAATGCATCTGCATAACTCAAACATTCGTGATTACGAGCCAAAAGATATACTTTACCGTCCTGCGTTTCTATATATTGACCCTACTCCTATTCAATCTATGAAAGTGTGTAAGGATTTATCTGAGGTAGGAAAGTTACCGGTAGATATGAATTCTATGTGGAATCGTACCGCGTTTCGCAAATCATTTCCACGTTCAATCCTTGCGGTCCACGATGAATCTGCTAAAGTAATTTGTACTATGTTGAAGCATACTGCCGACCCCGATTCTGACGACCTTTTTAATTTTCAGGCGGGCGAACAAAATATGTATACTCCAACTGCGAATTCTTTACCATTGTATCATTTTAAGGGGGGTACATTTATCAATTGCCAAGGACTCATTAGTTCCTTTAATGATATTTTTGTTGGTGCGCACAAGGAATGGACTAGTGCGTGGGAATCTGCGCGCGTAAGTCATATGATGCCGTCGATTCACGTGCCGTCCATTATTTCTATTCCTATTTCCGATGCGTGTAAAACAACACTCAGTCAGTGGATTTTACATTACTTGCCTAAGGTTCTAACAATTCGGCGATTACTCAAGTCGTGTAATCTTGCTGTGCCCGAATTTCTAGTTCCACAATTACGTGATATTACACCATTTTTGCGCGACTGTGTCTGGTCGTCTGCCGAAAAGGGAAATATTACACTTGTGCCAATGATGGATGATATGAATTATTATTCCGAAGATGTATGGGCTTTACCTCCGTCGTCCGACCATTCGCTGGTATCCGCAGAAGATATTATGCTACTCCGTGAACTAATTGAGCCGGTAGAAGAGGTGCCTGAGTTACCTGTCGCGGTGTTTTGCGTTGATGACGACCATGATGCCGTCTGTACGCGCGAATGGGCGGAATCGGTTGCAGAATATATATTCTCTAAGGGTTGGATTGTCCGTTATGTATCTGATACAGATACAGCGGTAGTGCGCCGCAAGGCGTTTGCGCATGCTTCATGGATATTTGGCTCTGCTGCCTCCTCAGGTCTTGACTATATTTGGCTGGCGCCAGCGGGAGCTTACGTGATGGAGTTTAATTTAGAGGAAAAACCCCGTGGAGACCGTATTCATTTAGCAGGTGCTGCCGAACTCAATTATGTAGCAGGACTCATTCGGCGTGAGCCAATTACTGTTCGTCGCCAAAATGCTCTCCTTGCTGTGAGTACAGCAATCAAGAAGTTCGGTTTTAAGGATATGCTAAAAATCGCTCGTGATAAAACACTTGCACCTAATACAAAGGTTCCGCGTATTCTTGTGCCGTTTGGCAATGCTCTCAAAGGATTATGGCATCATAATGGCGATACTTTTCGTGAAATGGTAGATATTTGGGATGAGCGTGGATATGTAAAGATTGAAAAGACCGAAGATACCGGCTATTGTTGGTGGGGAGCTATTGGTGAAGTGCTATTATATGACCGTCCTACGCCCCGTTGGTGGTCTTCACCGCCATCGTACCAAATGGCACTTTTTGGTAACTGTGCGCCACCTGGACCAGATTCCCATCGACTGCGCCAGTCAGTATGGGGATTCTGGGCTCGCTCACCTCGTGCAATAGAAACTGTATGTTTCGAAAAGAAGAATTTACTTGGATATGGCAAACGTCTCATTAAGTCACTCTTTCTTGGGAAAATCGAAAATGGTGTCCAGCAGAAGAATCGCACAAAATACGATTGGAGTAAATGTGTAGAACTCTTTTCTATGCCAATTGATTCCACTGGCTCATCGTATCCTTATACACAGACCGAGTATCTTGACAAACTCTGCCACGCGCGCTTTGGTCTCTGTTTACCTGGCTTCGGTCCCAAATGTAACCGTGAGATTGAATACTTTGCCTGTGGTGTTGTTCCCATTGTAACCGAAGGTGTAGATATGACCGGTTATCTTGTTGCGCCTAAGGAGGGCGTGCATTATTTCAAGGCATCTACGCCTGCTGATGTTTCCCGTATTGTAAAAGAAACATCGGCTGATACGTGGACGAAGATGTCTTTGGCGGGGCGCGAATGGTGGCAGTCCTACTGCTCGGCAGAAGGGCTCTTTCGTTTAACGTGGACTCGAATTGAGCAATGCCGACCGTTTTTTAACGTCGGTATTCCTAAATTGTTTCCGTTACACTAAACCGATAAGTTTACGATAGTTCTGTAGTGGCTTATGCGCCTTAAACTTCTTTGTAAATTCGTCAAACCACATACGAAAAGAGACACATTCAAACGCGGTGGTGGAAAACCAGTGCGTATGAATGGACTGTAATGGTTTGCCATCATAGCGAATGCCTACACTTTGATCGTTGCGGAAAATGGTGAATTTTTCTTGTATTTCTTGTCTCGAATAGGGTGCTTGAAACATACGCCACCAACCAAAATTTACCTGTGGTGGAAATTCGTATAATGTATCACCTGCTGCGGTTGCCACGTCTTCTAACGCAGACTGTTCGAAAAATTTAGCAGTATGTCCTGCTTTTTGCCATACTGGAAGTAGCGAAGCATCTTTGAACCATAGAAATCCTCCGTTATATTTACCATATTTTTCTTCGTCCTGAGGTCGTATTGCGTGGGGTGACAATGCCACCGTTGCCGTCGATGGAATAGCGGGCAGCGGGGCTAAGTGTGAAATATCCGCGTCAAGAAACCACGCCGGTTCTGTTGGCTGAATTTCAAACATCCACGTAAGAACTGCTGCTTTTTCATACATGAAATCAGTCCATAGATTTGCGTAGGCGATGCCTTTAGTTTTTTCCATTTGTGGACGGGTGAGACCTTTATACGCATTTAGTCGTGTTCGTCGGTGAATGACGCCTTTGAATTTTGCTGTTTTGATAAGTTGGTCGGTTGCGTCGTCCGTATAGACGAAAAGTTCCGCATTCGGATGCCACTGTTCTAGTGTTTTTAAAAAATGTAGAAAGTCTTGTGCGGTCTCTGTACCGGTAACAATGAGACCAATCCTTGGATGTGCCATCTTTATTGGCTTTTTGCGTTTGGAGTTTAAATCGCTGGATAATGTAAGGATGAGTTCAAACAATACTCCCGAAAAATGGGCTGGCAAGTTCATGGATAACGCAGAGATGGGAAATATAATACCACTAAAAAACAGTAATAATACACCATTATCAAAGTTGAACGTCTACATGCCTGCGCAGCAACCACCACTGCCGCCACGTACTTCTATGCCGGTATTGGGACCGATGGGTACACCTTCAGGATTTGGTATGTTACCGAATTTGAAGAAGTCACTTAATATGAAGCCAAAATTATCAGCCGCAGCGCAAGAATATATGCCGCCACTTGTCATTACTCCATCAGCGCCAGCAGAACCCTATCTATTGCCTCAACCGCTCATTCAACGTATGCTAAATGGAGAGCGAATCTATATTAATGATTATCCAAAAGAACTACGTGATAAAATTAGAACTATTATGTGGCATTATAGTGAACCTTATGGTATTCATTTTTATTTTAAAAATGGTAAAACTGGAGAACGAATCACGAATCCTTATTACTGGATTAGCAAAAGAAACGATCGCCCACCATTACGTTCTTTAGGACAAACCATGCGGCAGCGGCGTAATAAGCGTAAACAGACTCGTCGTCGCTAAAAACCAAAAAAAATATTTAGTAGTTTTATTACTATTTATTTTTTTTTAAGAGTTTAGGACGACTTGAATCTAAGGAAATCTTCAGCACTCAAGGGGATTGGTGACGGAGAGTTCGGTGAGATTGGTGCTGGCTCAAAGTGAGTATAATCGCTACCAACTGCCGTGAGGCGCTGTAGTGGTACAACCGGTGGTGGCGGAAGAGAGCCTCGACGCGTCAAGAACTGCGACTTGGCGCGCGGAGGAGCAAGTTCCTGACGCTCTATTCTAATAGGAGTATCACATCCATCCTGGCAAGTATCACACCAGCAGATGCGCTCCTTGTCCTTAGATTCTGCCGAGCATCCGCAGCGTTGGCATCCCCATTCCTTTGGATTGAACGCAAGAATATTAGCAAATGCGCGCAGTGACTCCTCCGTTCGATCAATAAACCAATCTTGCTCTCCTGGCTCACACACAATAAACTGATTAGTCTCTGGGTTCCAATTGACCGCCGCCGCTCCCCCGTCAAGATATGGAATATCTGTAACGTGTACAAGCTTATAGAGAGGAACGCCGCTACTGGTATGTGTTGCTAAATAGTGGGCGTGCGCCTGCTGTCTCGCTTTCTCTAGTTCTTCGAGATGTGCCTCATATTCATCACACCGACGTTCCATCTCATCAGAATCAGGCTCACAATAACACTTTTTATATGTATGAGACATTTTTTGCGTTACTTTATAACTAGGACTGATAACCGAATCAAATTTTTTCGCCTACTGAGGTGTAGCATTTGCAACAATATTTATAGCAGCATTAATTGCATTTTCAATATCATCTGCTGTAGGATT